CCATGATGGTAATTCTGGTATTCTATAGGATGTCAGAAAAAAATATGAACGTCGACGACACCTCGGCTACCACTCCGGTATTCGCCAGTGTGGAAATTGAAGCGTATTATCAGTGTTTGACGGAGCGTGAACAGGAAGGATTTCGCGTGGCGACGCAGCAATTGGGATCCACGTTTGATGTGGCCAAGACGCGCGGTTTTTTGGCGTGGCGACAGCAACAGCAGCAGGACCAACAAGAATCGGGAAAGAAACGAAAAGAGATTTGAGTGTGGCTGGTTGCACACCGTTGTACACCACGTGGTTTTCAAATGGACGTAACAACCTTCCGAGACACGGTCATCGAAGACAGTGATGTGCAACGCGAGTTGGTCCAGTATATCGTGGAAGCATTCTTCCTCTTCATTATACTCTTTGCAATCAAACCAATACAATGTCGCTGACCGGTAACGAACAAAATCCAAGGCACGCGGTCGGATCCGTTTTGTCACTCTGTTTCCATTTCTAAACAAAACGAAAAGTCGAGACCGTTCAAATTCATGGGCACGCCCATTTCGTTCACCAATTGGACATTGAGTCGCTGCAAATTGACCTTGTTGGAATACGTGCGGGTATCACTGACCAAGAGTCCATTGAACAAATTCGCCGTGAGAATCGTGCCAAAGGGTGCGCCAGAGGCATTGTTGGTGACGGCGACACGGGCCAAGACATTGTTCTTGATCTGGGACGTCTTGAGCATGGTGGTAAACGTGTGCGGATTGCCATTGAGGAATTCGTCGACGACGAGGTACAAGTACCGGGGACCATTGAGATCGAGAAACGCGGGACTTTTGACTCCTGTGGCGGCATTGTTGGCGGGAATGGTCACGGACAATTGGGCCAAGGTCGTGGCGCGAAATCCCAACAACCAACCCAGGCGAAAGGGCAAGACGTCCATGTCTTGCATGTTTTGAAACAAGTTGCTATTGGTGGACGTGGTATTCGTAACCGTGTTTACCGCTTGCTGATTCCGAGGCAACGTCGAGGCGGATTTCAAACACTGGGCCGCGGCGGCTTGACGCTGGGTGCGCTGCGACGACGTGTAAAAGTCTTCGGGACGCATGGTAATGTTTTGCCGTGTGGCATTGGGATTGGCCGTGGTGGGATTGTTTAGCGCCACGGTGGTGGGCACGAGACTCTGGACGGGCGTGGTCAAGGGATACCGTTCGGAACAGGGGATGGATTTGCCTTGAGGGAGCGTGCCAAAGGTGACGGTGATGGGGTTTGCGGAGGAATTGGTGATCCAACAAAAGGGCGTGGCGCCCGCTCCAACGGCTGCAGGGTTGACGTTGGAAAAGGTCAGCTGACCGTTGAATGCCGTGTTGGCAATCGCCGTGGTAATGGCCGCCATGAGAGTGGTGGCGGTGTACTGCCCGTTGGGCACGGTGATTGTGGCACTGGTGGAGGCACTGGAAAGCATACACGTGTTGTTGCCTAAAGTGTTTGAGACGTTGTAATAGGACATGGGCACTTCCAAATGGGTGACCCGCATGCTGCGGATTTCATTGACACGTTCGGGCAAGGTCATGTTAAAATTGGCAACGGGTTGAGGAAGCGGATTGATCGAGTCGGTGTTGACATTGTAATCGTCACAAAAACGGGTGTCGACATTGAGTCGCTTGGATTTACGTGGTTTCTGGACACCGGTCATGACCATGTGGGAATTATGTTGCGTGATTTCGGGTTGCATAAACAATTCTTGATTATTGAAGTACGACATGTGTAATGTATACGATACTCGACGAAATTATCTCGGTGAGAGGAAAAAACAAAATAAACGTATAGACAAGGGTAAAGACAAGACCAATGGACGAGGAGGAAGAGGAGAATGGTGTGTACCAAGCCGACACGTATACTGATGCTGAGCTGTTGGAATTTCTTGATATGAGTCCCTCGGCCACGGATCGTGAACTCGAGGCCAAGATTGTGCAAATGATCAATCAGTATCCGGAGCCTCGCATTCAGTCGTTTTTCAAAGACGTCTACCGTCGTTTTTTTGATGTCGATTTGTTGGATGACGCCGATGCCGATGCCGATGCCGACGAGGCGTCCGGAAAAGAAGGGATGGCAAACCGGTCAGAATCCATCACCGTCTTGAAAGACAAAACGACGACAAACGATCAGGTGCAACGCGTCGAACAGGACACGGTGTCCAAGGCCAAGGCGGCGCTCACGGCGTCGGACGAAATGTACGGCAAGGTGGATCCCCGATTGATGCAGAGCGTGGTCTTGACCAAGGGCTTGCAATATGCGTCCGATCCCACAGGATTGAACCCCACGTTGAACAATACCATTCAGCGCGTCATGATCATCGATAGTCGATGTCGCGATCGCACCATTTATAAATCGTCGACCGATTTTACGCTGAATTTGTCAGAAAACCTGAAACACGTCTTGGCACTCAATTTCTACTACGTCAATGTGCCGTACACGTGGTACACCATTTCAAAAGCGTATGGTGCCAATCTCATCTTTTTAAACGGGAATCAGCCGGGGATTTCGTCGGTGGGTTATGCGTTGCGCATTTCGATTGAACCGGGCAATTACACGACCCCAGAAGCCTTGGTGAAAGCGGTGGATGCCGCGATCAAGACACTGGCGGCGGTGCGCACCGACATTTCGTTTGGCAACTCGGGCATCACGTTGACCTCCAACACGGCGGGATCGGGAAAAGCCACGTTTACGTGGGACATTCAAAACCGATTGGGGGATTCCAATTATTCGCTAGTCTTTCCCTTTTGGACATCTTCGATGGATTATACACCAACGACGTTGAACAATGGCCTAGAGGGAACCACCAACATGTCGATGATTTCGATTCCTGGATTTTTGGGATTTTTACAAAACAATACCTATCCGCTCTCGTCCATTGTTTCGGATTTCAAGAACGCGTACATTGCGGGGGACGCGGATTTGGGTACGAGCATATTTACGGTGGATGGGTCGAACAATACATTTTTCATCTACAATCATGCGCCCACTGCAACGGTCAATCCTCTGGATGCGACAACGTATTACGACAAAATTCAAATCACGATTCCCAACGGTCCTGGAAATCGAGCCGATTTGATGCAAAAAGTCAATCTGGCCATGCAGGCGTCCAAGGCATTGGATCCCATTCGTTCGACGATGGTCTATGAACCGACAACGTTTGCAAATACGGAAAATACAAATGGTACATTATTGGATCTTGTGCAACGATTTCGCATAAAAATTCAATTGAACCGGTTCCACACGCAAAATCAGTTGGGACAATGTCAAACCATTATTTTCCCCGACGAAAGTAAGCGCGACTTCCCTGTCTGGACAGGACCGACTTCGGCCTTTTATTTTTCATCCAGTGCATTGCAGGGCGGCCGATTGAACTCCACCTGGGCCGAAGTGGGAAGTGTCAACGATGAGACCGGGTTGACGAGTAGTGCAACGTACGCGTACGCATCTCTCGCTCTTGGTATTCTGTTTCAGTGCAATAAATATCCAACAGAGGACATGAATAAGAAGAATTCATTTACCGTGACCGTTCGCGGAGATGACAATTACACGTTGGAAACGCATTTAGAGGCGATGAATCTCAGTCTGAAAGCATCTTTTTCGGTTTTCCCCCAGACGGCTCGTCTTTTTTATTACGACTATTATGGGGAAGGATCGAATTTTGCAACTCAAAATAAAAAAAACGAAACCTATGAGAGTGCCGTATATGCCGAAGTGGGATTTCAATCAAGTATCGACTATACGCATTTCACGGTGAATGCTCGTGGTAGTTTCTTGTGCACGTACTTTGGCTTTCCAGAAACGATGGATTTCACGCCAGACACGACGATGAACCCGAATACACCGAATGTCTACGAAACCACATTTGCCTTGAATCCGGATGGCTACGAGATTAACAATGACAATCGCGAGGTAATCATTTCCAGCAAAACGGAAGATGAACCTCCCGTCACCCTATATATGCCGTATTGTCCCAAAAAAAATGGCACAGACCCCAATCCCAATCCCAACAATGGTACGTGGTACCGCTATCCCAACCTGAAGTCTTTGGAAGACGCCCTCAATGTTGGTAAGTACGGATTTCCACAATATCAAAACAATACAAGCACCTATCAGGATGCACGTTCGGGAACGGTTGATGACCAAATTCTAATTCCGGAGAAGCAACAAGACTTGTATGGATTGAACCTGAGTCGATGCACAATTGAATTTACAGTGATCCCCGATACATTGACGGCCAAGTGCAAATTGACGTGGAACATTGTCAACAGTTTGACGGAACAAGATTACACGATGGAGTTGAAAGGAAACGATTGGTCCTTGTTGGGATTTTCTTCTGCTGCGAGATCGTTTGTCTTGTCCGAATGGTCTCCAGTGGGATCTACGGCGGCCACCATATATGCCGACGGAGATGTCGAAACGTCGAGAATCAACATTGTCGATTCTTCGTTTCCCGGTCTGCGGGTGCAAAACAATCAACTCTGCGTACAACCCAATGACAATGCCAATTCTCTTTCCTCTACTGCCGACTTGATCACCTTGACCATTGCTCCGCAATCCTACAATCGTTTTTCGTTGGTTCGGGCGCTCAATGCGAAATTTGCTTCTAATCCGGTGACCAAGGGAACGCGATTCGTGTGGTGCGACGACGACTTGGAAAATGTCCGCATCGACTGGAACATCAACAAGGTGTATCGAGCCGAGGATTACACGCTCACGTTTTTTGATCTGTATGAATTTGGACACTGTGAACCCCATACGACGGGCAACAGTAGTTTGACTGCGATTCGGTGGGATCAGACGTTGGGATGGTTACTCGGCTATCGCAGTTTAACCTCTTACAACATGACCGAAAGTGTAGCCACATCGTCGGATCCCGATATTGGATACAGTACGACCAATGTGTACGTCCGTGGTGATAACCGCGAAGTTTCTATTGAAGGAGACACTCCCGTCAACGTCTATCTGTACAATCAATTGCACGTGGTATTGGATGATTTTACGGGCAATCACATGAATGACGGCATTGTGACGGTGGCACCTCCCAATGCGGAGACGACGCTACCGTCGTATGCCAATCGTGCACAACAACGTTGTGATATCCAACCGGGGGTGCGTGGAGCCGGTGGGAAAGCGGTTCCAGGTTTTGTCAATACCCAACCCACCGACACGCTGGGAAAAGCGGCACCGTTGCTCAGTGAAAACCTATTGTATGCCGCGGTGGCCAAGTGGGAGGCCCAACGCAACCTTCAAAACAGTGTGGCCAAGACACAATCTCCGAGTCCAAATGTCAAGGATATGTTTGCCCTCATTCCGTTGAAGCTACCTGGACTTCAAGTGGGACAAACGTATACGGAATTTGGCGGCACGTTGCAACAAAACAATCGCAAGTATTTTGGCCCGGTGACGATTCGCCGCTTAGGAATCAAGCTGGTGAGCGATCGCGGTGATGTGGTGGATTTGAACAACAACGATTGGTCCGTGGGTATCATCTGCGACATTTCGATCCAGCAACGATCGTAGGTTTAACAAAGAAAAAAATGGTTTAGTGCAAGAAAGAAAAAAAGGTTTTGTCTGTATAGACTAACAATGATGTTGCGGAAATGGTGGTGGTTGTGGTGGTGGATGATTCCGATTTTGGTCCTTGGCTTGCTCGTGATATTGTTTTTCATGCGGGGGCGCCCAGCCCGAGAAAATTTATTCGATTGTGGTAATTCTGAAACATACATTCAACATTTGTCAAACAAGAAATCGGATTTATTTCGTAAATTGGCAAACTATATTGTAAATAGAGATACAGTGCAGTCGCAAACATTGATTGGCAAGATTTGCACTCAGATAAAAGCCAAGAAAAGGGTGAATGAGATTGACAAATCCATTGAGAACACGGTAGAACCACGAAGGTAGGTTTGCTTCGTACAAGAAAAATTGTCTGCATAATCTAACAAATGCGGAAGTGGTGGATGGTTGTGGTCGTCGTGGTTGCCACGGTTTGCCTCCTTTTGCTCGGGATATGGTTTGGCATGCGGGGTCGTCGC